TGGTAATGACAACACATCTGTGTGGTTTGTAACCTGGGGTACTGACTCTGTTAATCTGCTTTATCCCAAAGGTTCAAGTGCTGGCCTTACTCGTGAAGATCACGGTAAACAGCGTGTGCTTGATACTGATGGAAATGCTTACTACGCTCTCGAAGAAACTTTCCGCTGGCATCTTGGTGTTGCGGTTCGTGACTGGAGAAAAGTTGTTCGCATCTCAAACATCGATGTATCAGCAATGATCGCTGATCCTAACAGCGTCGATGGAAGCAACAACAGCATGTACCACTTTATGCGGAAAGCTTATTACCAGTGTCACGGTATGCGCTCTTTGGATAACGGTGCAAACGGTGTTGGTTCCAGCATGGATGGAAACTTTGGCATGGGCAGAACTTCTGTCTACATGAACAAAGATGTTCTTGAAGCTCTGGATGCATCTAGTGTGAACAGTGGTTCCACTGATAACTTTGTCCGTCTAACTCCTCGTGAGGTAGAAGGCAAAGAGGTTCTGACATATCGTGGCTTGCCACTCCGTCAGGTGGATCAACTGGTTAACACTGAGGCTCGTATTACTTAATACGCGTGTGGTTTTAAACTAAAGAGAAAGGAATTTTAGCTATGGCTATTATATCTGCACAAGAAATATATTCGGATCAGCAAGTGATTACGGCATCGGCTGCTAGTACGAATGTAATTAACTTTGGTACTCCTGGTACTTGGGTTCACGCTACCACTCCTATAGTGGACGACAAAGGGCCATCTAAGATTTGCCTTGGTGTTCAGGTCACAGAAGACTTTGATGCTTTGACAAGTTTAGGCATTGCCTTTGAAACAGATAACAACGCAGCGTTTGCATCTGCTACGGTAGTCTATACTGAAACGATCCTATTGGCCGATCTAGTGGCTGGTAAGAAAACTTCAGTACGGCACATCCCGTTCAATACATTGGAGCCATACACTCGTGTGAATTACACGGTGAACGGTTCTAATCCTACTGTGGGTAAAATCACAGCGGGTATCATTGAACTTGAGAGTGCCTGGGGCAGTCGTTAACAACTAAATTGGGTGGGGTGTCCTTGGGTGGGCATCCCCTCTCTTAGAAACCGCACAGAAAACAGGGAATAAATGTTATGAAAGTTATAGCCAAACAAGTGGGTGAGCATCCTCAAGGTACGTGGAGACAGCCAGGTGAAAAATTTGAGTTCTACGGTAAGAAGATGGCTTCGTGGATGATGACGGAAGCAGAGGCAGTAAAAACCAAAGCTGAGAACAGATCCGATGCCGAAGATGCCGCTGAAATTAATAGAGCTGTCTTTGAGGCTACGGCCAAGGTCAAGGCCAAGATCAAAGCCAGGAAAGAAGCTAAGAATTTGGGTGCAAAAATTGGTGAGGCTCTTGCCAAAGAAAAAGCTAAATCTCCTGAAGAGCTTCCTGAAAAAGAAAAACATGAAGACACTCCCAAACAAGAAAAGGCTGAGGAGCCTGATGAATTTTATGCAGTCCACAGAGGTGCTGGTAAATGGGATGTCTTCGGGCAGAATAAAAAGATCGTCGAAAATGGTGGCGATCTAAATAAAGCTGATGCGTCCGCATTAGTTGAACTGCTTCTCGCTGAATAAGGCGGGGGCGCAACATAAGGAGAAGTTGAGATGGCTTCATTCACAGGCGTTGGTGACAACGTTATATTATCGTTACCAGCAAGGGGTGAGGACGTTCTTGTTTCTCTTTCTGGTACATACAGCATGGTTATCGAGCTGCAAGAGAAAAAGGGCGAGGGTGCCTGGACAACTCTGAGAACCTACAGCACCGTAAATGGTACTGTTGCAGACTACTACACCACTCAAAAGTTTGGCGAGGTGCTACGCTTAATCGTGATTACCGATACTAGCGGTACCGCTGTTGCCACACTGACCGATGAATCTGATAAGGTTCTTCACGAGTTTGGTGGTGTTGGCATTAATCCGGCGCCTCTCCAGGTCTTACAGTCTGGGACTAAGATCAATGGTGTAGCTCACATAGCTGGTGGTATGCAAAGAACAAGTGAAAGCTTGGTTGATGTAACTACTGCCACCTTGACTCTGACAGCGGCACTTCATGCTGGTCGTACTCTCATGCTAAATCGTGCTGCTGGCGTAGCTCTTACGCTTCCAGAAGCAACTGGTACTGGCAATAAGTACACAGTGTTTGTGGAAACTACAGCTACGGGCGCTCACAGTATTGTTTCTGAGGGTGCTGGTAAGTTTGCTGGTGGCGTTACGATTGCTACTGACATTGCCGGTGTGGTTATGCTTGCGAACTCTGCTGCCGATGTTGGGTTGTCAATGAGTGGCACGACTACTGGTGGTGTTAAAGGGTCGTTCTACAACGTGACAGATGTTGCTCCTGATCTTTGGATGGTCGATGGTTTCTTGATCTCCACGGGTACTGAAGCATCTCCGTTCACTACATAAGACTAACTGGCGGGGTCGCACAGCCCCGTCAACTCTTACAAGGGATAATAATATGATTAGCATGAAGAGAAAAAAGAAAAAGGGTGGCGACTCTAAAGTTATGGAGATGGATGAAAGCCCTTACCCATACGGGATGGAAGTTAGCCTGGATAAAGAGAGTATGGACAAGCTTGGTATTGGCACCATGTCTGTTGGCTCTGAGGTTCAATTCATTGCCAAGGCAAAAGTGGTAAGTGTTTCTGAGCACGAACATGAAGGCAGCGAAAAAAGCGAAAACATGTCATTGCAGATCACAGATATGGACATCGATATGGCCCATGATTCAGATGTGGCCAAAAGATTTTATGGTGAAGATAAGGATAAATAAGCATGTCGTCAGTAAGCAAAGCCCAAATATGTAACCTAGCTCTTGCTCACATCAACCAGACTGAGACACAAATCTCAAACCTGGATACTGATACCGGCACGATCGCTATCCAGTGTCGCATTCATTATGACGTTGCCAGGGAGTTTGTGCTTGCTGATCACCCTTGGAACTTTGCTAAGAAGGATGTTGTTTTAACGGATATTGGAAATCCCCCAACAAGTTGGTTATACCGCTATGATTATCCATCTGATTGCTTGAAGATGCGAGAGATTGAGCGCTACACCAGGCAAAGCCCGCCTATTCCTTTCCAGGTCCAAGATGATGGGTCTGAAACTGGTTTGTGTGTCGTCACTGATAGGTGTGAGGCTACAGGTATTTATACATACAATGTGAAAAACGTATCATTGTTTTCAGCAAGTTTTGTTTCATTGCTCGGCTGGTATTTGGCCAGCGAACTATCTCCGGCTTTGGTAGGGGATTATAAAAAGCAAGAGGCTGTTTTGGCTGTTTATGGCAGAATGATGGCGGCTGCTCAGGGAACCGATAGTGACGAAGGATCGTCTGATGCTGAACTTGATAGCCCCTGGGAGCGCGCTAGAGTTAATGGCGATGGGGAGAATGTATAGATGCCAAGAGGAAGAAAACCGCTAAAATTAGAAGCCAGGCTTTATGATAAATGTACCATAGTTCCCGAAAGTGGGTGTTGGTTGTGGAATGGTTCTTGTAGCGGCTATACTGAATACGGGAAAATTGGAGTTAAAGGAAAAACAAAGCTTGTTCACAGGGTTAGCTATGAGCTTCATTACGGGGCTATTCCTAAAGGCTTGATGGTGATGCACAAATGCAATGTGCCTTCGTGTGTAAATCCTAATCATTTAATTGTTGGCACACACCAGCAAAATATGGACGACATGACCTCGCAAAACAGACAAGGAAGAAGTAGGGGTGAAAAATCTGCATTAAGCAAATTGACCGATGCAAAAGTGTTTTTAATAAGAAAAGACAAAAGAGCGAATATTGAAATAGCTCAAGAGTATAATGTCGACCCGTCAACAATCTCTAGGGTCAAAACAAAAGAGAGTTGGGGACATATATAATGGCACCATCACCAATACCAACAATATCATTCGGAGGTGGCGAATTAGCTCCGGCTGTTTATTCTCGCATAGATCTTCAGAAATTTGGAAGCGGCGCAAAGCGTCTAAGAGATTATTTTGTTCATGCTGAAGGTGGAATATCAAATCGGGCTGGCACAGATTACATTAGGGAAACAAAAGACAGCTCTGTTGTATCCCGCGTTATCAAATTTGAATTTAATGAAGACCAGTCTTATGCCTTAGAGTTTGGCAATCTCTATATGCGCGTTTACCGCAATGGCGGTGTTGTAGTTGAAACAGGTTTTGCGATGAGTGCCGCCACTGTCGCGGATCCTGTTGTGGTTACAACTGCAACCCATAGCTATAGCAATGGTGATGAGGTTTTTATCTCCGGTGTTGCGGGTATGACCGAGCTGAACGGTAAGTTTTATCTTGTGGCCAACAAAACAGCTACCACGTTTGAGCTGACTGATATTGGTGGCACCGATATTGATGGAACCGGATTTACTGCATATTCATCCGGTGGGACTTCGGAGCGGGTCTTTACATTGGTGACGCCATATTTAACTGCTGAGATACCAGATCTAAAATTTCGTCAATCAAATGACATTATGTATATGTCTCATCGCAACCATGACCCACGTAAATTATCAAGAACAGATCATGACGCCTGGGCTATAGCGATAATTGACTTTGTGCCGGATCAAGCATTTCCAACGGGTGTTGCGGCTACTCAGCAAGGTACGTCTGGATCCACGACGTATCGATACAGGGTTACTGCTGTAGATGAAGAAACTGCTGAAGAGAGCTTGGTCGGAACATCGGTTGTAACAAGTTCTATAACAGGGGCAACCCAGGCTAATCCTGTTGTGTTGACGGTTACAGGGCATTCCTTTGTCAATGGCGATGAAGTGCATATCTCCGGCATTGTTGGTATGATAGAATTGAATGGTCGCAGGTTTATTGTTGCTAATAAGGCGACAAACACCATTGAACTCAAGGATGAGGATGGCACAAGTCATACAGCATATAGCTCGGCTGGTGATGCGGTTACTACGTTTGCTGTGCTGACAAATGGTAACGCAGCCCTTGATGACACAAATTTTAATCGAATCACATGGACTGTTCCTGCTGGTGATATTGACATTTATAATATTTATAAAGAGGAAAATGGTCTTTATGGATTTGTTGGATCGGTAGATGGCGCCGCCACATTGCAGTTTGATGATAAGAATTTAGCTCCTGATTTTGAAGATACGGCCCCTAAGCTTCGTCAGCCGTTTCTTGGGGCCGGTGACAAGCCAGGAGCAGTCGGGCTGCACGAACAACGCTCTATATGGGGTAATACGGACAATAAACCACTAAACACCTTCCTATCTCAGACATCGCAGTTTGAAAACATGAACGTATCCAGCCCAACAAAGGCGACGGATGCGATCACATTGCGTCTGGTAACGGGTAAGGGTAATGAGATCCGCCACTTCAGGTCATTCCGCGAGCTGCTGTTTATCTTTACATCTGGAGCTGTATGGACATTGGGGCCGGGCGGGAATAGCGACGGGATAACGCCATCATCAAAACAGTTAAAAGTTCAGGAATATCTGAGTTCAACTAATGTTCCTCCAATGACAATCAAAACAACGCTGCTTATGGTGTCCGGGAAAGCAAATGCTGGATTTGAAATTCATTCTATTGGTGAAGATATTAATAGTGGTGTTGCTGGTAACTATGTTGGATCT